GATCCTTTACCAGACGTTAAGGCAGCCTGGGTAACAGACAGCGGTGCCATGGAAAATGGTGCACCATACACTGGTCACCATGCCCAACGTGCCATTGTAGTACAAGCACTAAAGGCAGCCTTGGATGGAAGTTTAGATATCCGCGAAGAAGGTTATAACTTTAACTTGTTGGTATGCCCTGGTTATCCAGAGTTGATTCCTAACTTGATAGCATTGAACAATGATCGTAGCAACACAGGCTTTATCATTGGTGATACTTCAATGACCTTGGCTGCCAACATCACAGCAATCACCGAGTACAACAACACAAAAGCCATCAACCACGATCCTTATGTTGCATTGTACTATCCACATGGATTGACCAATGACTTGGCTGGCAATGAAATTGCTGTTCCTGCAAGTCATATCATGTTGCGTACATTTATCCGCAGCGACAATGTGGCCTATCAGTGGTTTGCACCAGCTGGAACACGTCGTGGTCTAGTAGACAATGCAACCAGCATTGGTTACGTTGATGCCAACAGTGGCTTGTTTATCAAGACTGGTATTAACCACAGCATCCGTGATGCCATGTATGAGTTGAACCTAAACCCAATTACACTGCTAAATTCCGTTGGACTAGTGGTGTATGGACAGAAAACACGCAACCCAGTGTCTAGTTCACTGGATCGCGTCAATGTTGCTCGTTTGGTCAACTATCTACGCAGTGTTCTACAACCATTGGCCAACCAGTTCTTGTTTGAACCCAATGACAAGATCACCAGAGACCAAGTCAAGACCGTGGTTGAAAGTGTTCTAAATGACTTGATCGCCAAACGCGGTTTATATGACTATCTAGTAGTTTGCGACACCAGCAACAATACATCAGATCGTATCGCAAGAAACGAACTGTATATTGATATTGCCATTGAGCCAATGAAAGCTGTTGAGTTTATCTATATTCCAATTCGCTTGAAGAATCCTGGAAGTATCAAAGGAACGGCAGCATAATATAGGTACATAACGGAGCGGGCAACCGCTCCGTGAATGGACCAAAAAATAGCTAAATAATTGCAATAGGAGAAACAAATATGGCAGTCGCATCGTTGACAAAATTCACAGTACCACTAGCTACAGACCAGAGCGCAAGTAGCCAAGGTCTGTTGATGCCTAAACTAAGTTTTAGATTTAGAGCCAGCTTCGAAGGCTTTGGCGTAAGCTCAAGCAAAGTAGAACTAACCAAGCAAATTGAAAGCTTTGGTCGCCCAACAGTGACATTTGGTGACATCGTAGTTGATGTTTACAACAGCAAAGTAAAACTAGCTGGTAAACCAGAATGGGGTGATGTACAGGTTGTTCTACGTGATGATGCACCTGGTAATGTTACAAAACTAGTTGGCGAACAAGTACAGAAGCAATTTGACTTCATGGAACAAAGCTCGGCAGCAAGTGGTATTGACTACAAGTTTATCACACGTTGCGAAATGCTGGACGGTGGTAATGGAGCCAGTGAACCAACAGTGCTAGAAACTTGGGAACTTTATGGTTGCTACATTCAAAGCGCCGCTTACGGTGAAATGAATTATACCAGCAACGACCCAGTTAAAATCACTTTAACACTAAAATTTGACAACGCTGTTCAAACACCTGGAGGTGTCGGAATTGGCACGTTTATCGGACGTACAATTGGACAAAATATTACAATGTAAGACACCCTGGTATCTTAAAACCTGGTTTCGACCAGGTTTTTTTATGACATAAATATTATATAGAGGAATTATAATGGGTGATATTTTAAGAGACTATGCTCACGCCAGTAAACTGTTTGTAGCTGACAACTACAGACTGATGCCCAAGCTTGGGTTCTTGTACCACGTGGCCATAGAAACATATCAACCATCATCTAACCCCAATGGCGAAACAGAAGTAGGCATGTTGGCCAAGTCGGTACAGCTACCAAAGTTCTCAGTAGATTTAAAAAAATACAACTCATATAATAGACCCAATTACGCACAGACCAAAATTACCTACGATCCCTTGAATATAACATTCCACGATGACAGTGCGGATGTTGTTAGAAACTTTTGGTTTGACTACTACAATTACTACTATAGAGATGCCGACTACAGCGAAGGTATCTATGGAGCTGAGACCAAGTACAGTGATAGTCGTCTAACTGATCGTTGGGGCTTTGCTCCCAAAGGCGCAAAACCCTTTCTAAAGAGTATTCGTATCTACAGTCTGCATCAAAAACGATTCAGTGAGTATGTACTGATCAACCCCAAGATTAAATCCTTTAGACACGGTGACCATCAAGCTGGTTCCAACGACACCATGCAACACGAAATGGCTGTTGAGTATGAGTCAGTGTTGTACTATTATGGATCTGTGTCTGCCAACACCACCAAGGGTTTTGTTAATTTGCATTACGACAAGCATCCTAGTCCACTGACTCCAGCCGGTGGTGGCACTGCCAGTATCTTTGGCCAGGGTGGCCTACTTCAAACAGCAGATGAAGTCATAGGTGATTTAGCCAATGGCAACTATGGTAGTGCTATTTTTAAAGGCATACAAGGCATGCAAAATGCCAAGAGCATGGATCTTAAAAAAGCAGCCATTGGAGAAATACTGGCTGTTGGCACAGGAGTGTTGAGAGGAAACAATCCTTCTAATTCAATTTTTGTACCAAGCTTGTCCGGGCTGTCAAACAACGTTGGCACCATCGGAACTAAACTTGGTGTAAGCGGATTACTCAGTGGTGGTGGCATAGGCGGTGGTGGCATAGGCGGAGGTAGTAGTTGGTTGGCAGCTGGTGCCGCGCTAGGATTATCAGCCCTGTCGGGTAATAAAACAACACCAGGGGCAGAAACAAACATTGGTAATTATCAAGACACCGCTGAACCCACAAATCAAGGCAGCATGAATGAGGCCGGCAGTCAAGCCAGCATTGAACGCAACATAGACGTTACCAAAAGCAATATGTTGTCAATCCAACGAGACATATCACAAACCAACCAAGCCAAACAGCTGGCCGATGATGCCGCGGCCACGTTTGATAATCAGAAAGCCGATCTATTGGCAGTTGGTCTAGCACACGATGATCCAGCAGTGGTGGCACTACAACAAAAGATTGATCAACAAAGATCCATCAGTGACAACAACAGTGCAATAGTCAATCAACTTAATTCTCAGTTCAGCGGATTGAATGACAATCTCACTAAACTAAACACGCAATACAATTCTTAATATGTCAAACCCAAGTAACATCAACGGCATTGATGCCAGTAACACAGCCAGCACACAGGCTTTCTTCAATAATTTAAGCTTGCCACCTATCTCTGTGAGTCAAAATGTCGACGACGCCATCGTTGGATACTTTCAACAAATCACAGAAACCAAAGAAGCAGCCAGAGCCCTGGCTGGTGCAGTGATATTGACAGCGGCCAGCCAAGGAGTTGATCCAATGGAGACCTTGCAAGAGTTTGCAAAAATGGATGCAGGCAAACTCAACTCTTATACCACCATGTTTTTAAATCTAAACAGAGTGGGTACCAGTTACCTTGGCATCAACAACAGTCCCACAGCCCCCAAGTACGTGGCACACATGATCAGACCTTAACATGAGCAAGTACGCTACAGGCAAATATCAGGTTAAAAACTCAGAAAAGTACGTGGGTAAAAAACAACCAACATATCGTTCAGGTTGGGAATTTACTTTTATGACCTTTTGTGACAACAATCCAGCAGTGGTCAGTTGGGCCAGCGAGCCGTTTATGGTTCCTTATCGTAATCCCTTCACAGGTAAAAATACAATCTATGTTCCGGACTTTCTTGTGGTCTATGTGGACAAAAATCAACAGCGACATGCTGAAGTTGTGGAAGTCAAACCACGAAAAGAAGTGGCCCTGGAAAATGCACGTAGTGATAGAGATCGTGCCGCGGCTATATTAAACGCGGCAAAGTGGACAGCAGCCAAAGCATGGTGCGCCCAGCAGGGTCTTAAATTTCGTATAGTAACCGAAGATGATATCTATGCCGGCGTCAAAAAAACCCGCTAAATATCTACATGACCAAAAAACTTGAAGAATTGTTTGACCTGCCTCCCATAGAGGATACCAGTCATGTTGAGCAAGATATTGAAACTCAAAAAACCGAGCTGGCCAATGCAGATGATATAATTGATCGCATTGATCAAGCCTTGCCCCAGGTACGGGAACTGGATGATGCCGACGCTGAACTTGACGAATTAGCAAACCTGGCCAAAACCAAATTTGAAGACCTAATGGACCTAGGCATGAATGTAGAAGCACGTTACAGCGGGCAGATACTACAAACAGCAGGTATACTGCTGGGTCATGCCATTACCGCCAAACAGGCCAAGATAGATAAGAAATTGCGCATGGTAGACCTACAGCTTAAAAAGCTAAGACTAGACCAATCAGCCGCTAAAAACGACGATGGCCCCAAGCCCATAGACGGCAAAGCCGTGGTATTAGACAGAAATGAGCTGTTAAAGCAAATTATTGCTGAAAACAAGGACTCAAAGAAACTACAATAGCATAAATATCAATAATAGGATTTGTCCCACTATGAAAACATTCTCAGATTACTTGTACCATACACAAAAAGTCTATGAGTTCAGAATCAAACTAGCAGAAATAGATGTGTCTGAAGACAATCTAGCTAGAATTCGCAACGCATTAGAAGCCTACGGTGTAGAGGTAATGGCCAAGCCCAAACGCTTGCCCATACAAGAGCACGCCGATTTCCCTAAAATGGGTCCTTGCCAGTGCCACTATATTGATATCACTTTAAAGTATCCAACAACCACAGAGCAACTAACTCATATTGTTGCAGAACGTGCGTTACTAGATAAGAGTTGCGTTTGCGTAAGAACCAAAGCAGCCGACGAAGCAATTACTGCCGCTGAAGAGCGTGGGCAGAATCGAGAAGGTGCTCTATTAACAGACTCTACCTTAGAAGACGAGTCTGGAGCACAAGAGCTAGTAGGTCAGAATCGCGTCAGCGGTTTTATCAAAGAACTGGCCAAGAACAAGGTCAGCAAATTTGAAATTGCTGGCAAAGAAAAAGCCGACGGCACTACTAGTGATTCGTTACCACAAGGGACCAAGAGTCCAGTTGGCAGTAGCCAAAACAAAATACCAAGCCCCATAAAAGGAAAATAAAATGGACTTTAGTAAACTATTATCAAAGCTTTCTGACATCGAAGGCAAAACACAATTAAACGAAGCTGCCGAAAAAACAGACAAGCCTTGGACAGACATGAGCGGCAAGAAGCACTCAGGCACTGCTGTCAAGGGCGACAAGTACACTGGTAAAGAAGCTGAGAAAGACGACAAGTCCAAGAAAGTTGATGAAGCTGCCAAACCAGACTTCTTGGACATGGACAAAGACGGCGACAAAAAAGAGCCAATGAAAAAAGCAGTTGACGACAAGAAGAAAAAAGGCGTCAAAGAGTCTACTCTTGCTGAACTAATTGCCCGCATGGATGCCATCATTGAGTCTGCAGAAAAGGTCGAAGAAGACGACGTCGAAGAAGGCAACGAGTTCTCCGGAGAACTGGCCAAGGCCAAAGCTGCCGGCAAAAAAGATTTTGAAGTTGATGGCAAAAAGTATCAGGTCAAAGAAGCCGAAGACCGTCCTGCCAGCAAAGAAAAAGAAACTTCTTGGACTGACAAAGAAGGCAAGAAGCACACTGGCAAACAAGTACAGGGTTGGCAAAGTGTCAAAGGCGACAAAGAAGCCGACAAGGAAAAGAAAGCCACAATGAAAGAAAGTCAACTTGACGAGTGTGGTGATATCATGGGTCAAATGGGACAACAACAACCAGAGTCTGGTATGAATGTCAACACCAGCATTGACACACGCACAGGTCGCAAGACTGTGAGCATCAGCGCAGATGGCGAAAGTGCAGACCAACTAATGCAGATTCTAAAGTTATCTGGCATGGGTGGCAGCCACGCCATGGGCGATGTTGATGGCGATGGCGATCATGACATGGCTGACCATGCACAAGAAATGGGCGGCGGTGAAGTCCAAGTTGAACTGGTTCCCTTGGCACATGCCGAAGGTGGTTTCAAAGGCGGAGACGAAGAAGTTGAAGAAACCTATGCCAATGATCCTAATCCACAAACACAAGGTGTTGATGCACAACTACGTCAAGGCACTGATCTAAACAAAGAAAAGACCATGCACAAGCACAACTATCGTGGCGGTGACAATCCAATGGCAATGAAAGAAGCCAAAGAATTAGAATTGTTGGAAGCTGAGCTAATGGAAGAACTGGACTCTATCAAAGTCAAAGCTCCTGGCACCAAGTATGGTAACAGCTTCAAAGCACCAACAATGGTTAAGAAAGTAAAATAACATGAAGAAGCTAACAGACTACATTGCAGAAACTGAGCAAGCGTTGGCCGAAAAGGCAGTGAGTCGGCAACAGCAAAAATTCATGGGCATGGTTCATGCCATGCAAAAAGGCAAAAAAGTCAAAGGTGCCAGCCCTGAGCTAAAAAAAGCCGCTCATTCAATGGACAAGCAAGATGCCAAAGATTTTGCCAGCACCAAGCACAAGGGCTTGCCCAACAAGGTTGCTGAAGATTCATCTGATACCAGTTCAGTGGTCACAGCCATAGTTCGTCGAATCATGGCACAACGTCTGGATCTGTTGGAAAAATATGGTCCAGCCAAGATAATGGCTGCTGTTGACGATGTTGCAGATTTTGTTGGTGATGTAGATGAGATCGGCAGCAGTGATGTCAGTGGTTGGGTCAGACAAGTTGAGCGTACTTTGGGACACACCAACGAGTCGGCGCTGGATGAAGTCAGCCTAGGCGACTACGTTAATAAAGCACGCCTAAACCAAACATTGTCAAACATGCAAAAGGGTCTTGGCTATGCCGGAGATCATGACGCCAATATTGCACGCCGTGAAAAGGGTCTGGCCAGAGCCAAAGCTCGTATGTCTGCACCTAAAGTATCTGTGCCCCCAAAGGTTGATCGCGCCGAACTAGAAGCAAAACTTGCAGACCTAGAGAAACGTTTTGATCCCAGCTACGAATACAGCGATGATTATACATTCTGGAGCGATCAGAAAGACATTAAGAGTGCAATTCAAAGTCTAAGACACCAATTGGCCAGCATGGGCGAGTCTGTGACAGAAAGTGCAGTGTTGGACGAAAGCGGTCAAACCATGGATCACATTCTAAGTCGTTTCAAACACGAAGTTAGAAATTTCAGAGACACTGGCAATTTAGACAACGATCTATTTGATGCATTATATGACTACTACAATGATCATGGCGAAATGCCCTATGGCATTGCCAAAGCTCGCACCGGCGATCCTTATAACTGGATCTCAGACAAGTTAGATCAACACTTGCATGCCGGCGACATCGAAGAAGCAGTTAATGCAGTTGATATTCCTGCCTACAAGCGCAAACACAATAGCCGTCTAGGAAACTTTCCGGCGCCAATGGCTTCCAGCGAACCAGCGGGGCACACACGCCCAGAGCATGTTCCTGCTGTTGCACGTAAAACTGCTGGCACTGATTTTCCTGTCAGCTTGGATCAAGTACACGACACCAGCGACAAACTTACTTCCATGGATACCTTGCGCAGGATGGCAGGATTGCCACCCAGGGCCTAAGTGGATCCCTTACAAGAGCTCAAAAGATTGGCCGGTTTAAATCCGGCTAATTCTATTAGAGAAGATTTTGAAAAAACTGGCGACGCAAATCAAAGTGGTTCAATGAGTCCCTTGGGCAGTAACATCAGTGTCACTGGCATGGAAAAACGCAGGCTTGAAAAAGAACACAACATCAAACCTGGTTCGCCTGAGTGGTTTCAACTTTGGTTCAGCCGCCCATATCTCACAGGCGAGCCACCCATTGGTGACTCTAACAAGCGTTAACAGCCGCTTGCTCTAGGCCCAGATATTTGTACCAACCTTCGTGTCCCACATGCATGGGACGATTTTTCCACTGAGTAATTAAACTGTAGTAATCAGGTTTGAATGGGCCACGTTTGGGTTTCCACAACTTACTACCTTTTTTATAATTGCAGGGCTTGCAGGCAGTCACACTATTTTCCCAAGTGGTCTTTCCACCTGATGCACGTGGAATAACATGATCCAAGGTTAATTCTCGACTATCAAATGTTTCTTGACAATAAGCACAGGTGTACAAGTCTCGTAGGAATACATTGGCTCGGCTGAATTTAACATTCTTTTTGTAGTTAAAGTATTCTTTGGTCATGCAGACACTGGGAACTTCCATGCTGATGTGTTCACTGCGGATTAGTCGACCTGGGTAAGATTCTAAAATTTCTACTCTACCCAAAAAATATAATTTTACAGCATGTTCCCAAGGAACCACACTCAAGGGCAAGATCGAAATTGGATTGAAATCTGCGTTTAGTAGAAGAGTCGTGCTCATAAGTATATTTAACAAACAAAAACGTTAATCATTATATACGGAAAAAATCAAATTGTCAACAATAAAAACCATTGAAAATGCACTAGTCAAACGACCCCACATGCAAGAGTCGTGGACCGAAACTGAGTTGATAGAATTTGCTCGATGTGCAGATCCTGTGTCAGGGCCTAGGTATTTTCTAAACAACTATTTTCACATACAGCACCCAACCAAGGGCAGTATGTTGTACAAGGCATTTCCATTTCAGGAAATCCTAATTGACACATACCACCTTAACCGTTTCAGCATTAGTTTGATGCCACGTCAAACTGGTAAGTCTACGTCGGCTGCTGGCTACTTGTTATGGTATGCCATGTTTGTGCCAGACTCAACAATTCTTATTGCCGCACACAAGTACACAGGTGCACAAGAGATCATGCAACGTGTTAGATATGCCTATGAGAATGTACCAAACTTTATTCGTGCTGGCGCCACCAGTTACAACAAAGGCTCCATAGACTTTGAAAACGGAAGTCGCATAGTTGCACAAACAACCACAGAAACTACCGGTCGTGGTATGAGTATATCCTTGCTGTACTGCGACGAGTTTGCATTCGTTAGACCCAGCATTGCCAAAGAGTTTTGGACATCGATATCTCCTACACTAAGCACTGGTGGTAAAGCTATTATTACATCAACGCCCAACAGTGACGAAGATCAGTTTGCTGAAATTTGGAAAGGTGCCAACAAATGCGTGGACGAATTTGGCAATCCGACACCCTTGGGGCGCAATGGTTTTAAATCTTATAAGGCACACTGGAGTGAACACCCCGACAGAGATGAGAAATGGAAAGCTGAAGAAATGGGTCGCATTGGTGAAGAGCGTTTTAGACGTGAGCACGAATGCGAGTTCTTGATCTTTGACGAAACACTGATCAACTCTATCACCTTGGCAGAAATGGGTGGCATTGAACCTATATATAGAACAGGACAAGTTCGTTGGTACAAGAAACCCAGCCGCGGACATGTCTACGTTGTGGCCCTGGATCCTAGCTTGGGCACAGGTGGAGACCCGGCTGCTATACAAGTTTTAGAATTGCCAGACTGTCATCAAGTGGGTGAATGGCAACACAATAAAACCATTGTTCAAAGACAAGCAGCCATTATCAAAGAAATATGTCAGGCCATCTACGACGAGATAAATGATGAAACCAGCATTTACTACAGCGTCGAAAACAACACCTTGGGCGAAGCTGCCTTGATCAGCATTGCTGAAATTGGAGAAGAAAACATCAGAGGCAACTTTTTAAGTGAGCCTGCCAAAGTGGGACAAACACGCAGGTACCGCAAAGGTTTCACTACCACAAACAAAAGCAAACTGGCTGTGTGTGCCAAGTTTAAGAACATGGTAGAAACTAAAAAAATGATGGTGTCCAGCAACAATTTAATCAGTGAACTAAAGAACTTTGTTGCTCGTGGTGTGGGATTTGCTGCCAAGGATGGTGAAACCGACGATTTAGTTACTAGTATGCTGTTGGCTGTGCGCATGGTAACTACTCTGCAGAGTTTTGATGCAGATTTGGACGAAAAACTGCGTGGAAACGTAGAAGATGAGTACATTGAACCCATGCCATTCATTCTTCTCAGGTAAATACAACTATGCGTGAACTAGATAAAATAGCCGAAGATTTATTTGATAAAATACGTTCCAGATTTGAGAACGTCAGCGTTGGCAATGACAAAGCCAAAGCCACCAGCGATCCTACACAAGCAAGATTTTTCAACTTTGATTATGTGGATAAAAATGGACACAATTATGGCAATATCACCATTAGCCTAATTGACGAAAACAGCTTGAAGATCTATTTCAGCAAGAACATCACAGCAGAATTAGACCAAGAACAGCAAACAGATTGGTACGAGTTCCTGCGTGGTCTAAGACAGTTTGCCAAACGCAACTTGTTGAGTTTTGACACCCGTGACATTAACCGTAGCAATCTACAAGTTCGCGATTTAGAAAGCGTCAGCAAAAGCGACGGCAGTTATAAATCACATGAATTAGACCTAGCTGAAAGCAAGTTGTATGGCACTAGCCGTACCAGCTATCAAAGCATTGGCCCAGTTAAATTATTGGTGCGTCACAGTGCCAACGTTGACGAAACTCTACGTGCTGGCCGTGCTCGCAACATAGATGCCATCTTTGTTGAAACACAACTGGGTGAGCGTTTCTTATTACCATTTACCAAATTGAACCCTGCCAGAGCAATGGCTCGTCACATCAGTGAAGGTGGCGCCATGCACGATCAAATCGGCGCCCACATTGTTGAGATGGTAACCGAAATGGGTGACCTTAGTATGTTTGTTCGCAAAATGCGCAATCGTACATTTGAGGATGTGGAAACCACAGGCATGGTTGAAGCCAGCATTGAACGTTACAATCAACTGCACAATCAATTGGCACACATGCGTGGACCAAAAGGTTATCGGGCATTTGCAGAAAGCTTTGAGCCCAACACAATGATTGCCGAAGACGAATTTGACATGGATGCTCTCAAAGAACGTTTTGTCAAGAAGATCTTCGACGACAGACTAAGCGAAGCATTACCATATGTGTATCGCGCATACAAGAACAGGCAATTGGCCATGGAAAACTCATACATCGCAGAATTTGAAAATTGGACACGACAACTAGAAGAAGGTACGTGGGCCACACCTGAACAGGACGAAGAAAAAGACAAGTTACGCGAATTGATGGCCAAACCTATCGAAGCAGGACCCAACGGTGACAACGCCAGTGCTGTGTTCTACAGCATCATTGGCAGCGACAGCCTGTTCGACGAGTTCTACGAAATCAGTCACAGCGACCAAGGCACAGAAACGGATGTGCGCCCATTGGTGGTTGATTGGTTAAAAACACACGGATACCAAGAAATGGCCACAGAATTCGAACAACTACTAGCGCAACAGCAACAACCTGCTGACGCCACACAACCAAACCCAGCCGAGTTAACTCCACAGGCCAACCAAGCAACACCAGCAAGTCCACAACCACAGCAACAGCCTCCGACAGGAGTACAACCAGCTGTTGAAAGTGTTGATGCAATTAGAAGGCTTGCTGGTCTAAGAACATTGAAACGAATTTAATTAAATTACATTTCACCAAAAGGCAGAAATTTCTGCCTTTTTATTTGACTTGTATAAATACATTGTCGTATACTAGCATGGTGCTGTTATACGATTAGGCACACAAAGACCATCTTTTAACTTATTAAGGAAACATTATTATGGCAACATTAGCAGAAATTCGCGCACGTCTACAAGCATCTGAGAGCAGAGCAAGCAACGCATCAGGATCAGGTGGCGACAACGCTATCTACCCACACTGGAATATCGCAGAAGGTACTTCCGCCAAAGTCAGATTTCTACCTGACGCAGACACCAAAAACACTTTTTTCTGGATTGAGCGAGCAATGATCAAATTGCCGTTTGCCGGCATCAAGGGTCAAGCAGACAGCAAGCCTGTGCAAGTGCAGGTACCTTGCGTGGAAATGTGGGGCGAAGCATGTCCAGTTCTTGCCGAAGTTCGTACCTGGTTCAAGGATCCCAAGCTTGAGGACATGGGCCGTAAGTACTGGAAGAAGAAGAGTTACTTGTTCCAAGGCTTTGTTCATGAGAACCCAATCGGAGACGACAAGACTCCAGAAAATCCAATCCGTCGTTTCATCATCAGTCCACAGATCTTCAACTTGATCAAGGCTGCCTTGATGGATCCAGAGTTGGAGAATTTGCCCACTGACTATCAAGCCGGTTTAGACTTCACTGTTACTAAAACCAGCAAAGGTGGATACTCAGACTACAACACCAGCAAATGGGCACGTAAAGAAACAGCCCTCTCCGCCGATGAAGTAGAAGCCATTGAGAAATTTGGACTTTACAATCTAGCTGACTTCTTGCCCAAGAAG